TGACATCTTATGTACAATATAAGGGAACTGTTAGTAAAGTAATAGCAGAGATAACGTCAAACATCAGAAGTGGTATGTCTTATAGCGGATCAAGAGACTTAGAACAACTAAGAATCAATGCAATGTTCATTAGACAGACAATAAACTCTCATGCTGAAGGTTTACCACACATATACAATAGAAAGTAGTTATAATGCCAAGTAAATTAATAATAGGTCTCCAGCATGGAGACGAAGGTAAAGGAAGAGTTGTTGACGATCTTTGCCAAAATTGGGCAGAAGTTGTTGTTCGGTTTCAAGGAGGAGGAAATGCAGGTCACACAGTTTATGATAGTGAAGGGAAGAAACATGTTACACATATTTTACCAGTAGGTATTCTAACTAAAGGTGTAAAGAGTTATATTGCAAAAGGTTGTGTTTTAAATCCTATAGACTTAGCAAAAGAAATAAAAGAATTTAATGTTTCACCTGAAAATCTTCAGATTAGTGGTTTGACTCCTATCATTGAGCCTTATCATTTATGGCTAGATCAAGTAAAGTATCAAGGTAAAATTGGCACAACTGCTAAAGGAATTGGCCCGGCATACTCTTCTTTTTATGCAAGAGACTCTATTTTATTTAAAGATTTTGTTAATAACTTTAGAGAGTCTTATTCTAAAATTGTAAGTAATATTGAAAGTTTTTTAAATACAAATGAAGAAATTAAATTTGATAATGAATTTTATTTAAAACTCTTAGAAGACTATGTAATAAAAACAAAAGAGATACTAGAATCTATTGAAATAGTAAAACCGTTCCTTTCAGATAACGAAAATTTCATTCAAGACTGTTATAAACAAAATAAGAATATACTTCTAGAAGGTGCCCAAGGATTTGGTTTAAATGTAATGTCGTCTGAATATCCTAATGTTACGTCTTCAATGCCTACAGTAGGTGGTGCAATTAATTCAACAGGATTAAATCATAAACAAATAGATGAAGTAATTGGTGTCATAAAATCTTATAAGACAAAAGTAGGTAAAGGAAACTTTCCGAGTCTTTGCGATGAACATAATGAAAACATCTTAGTTGATATCGGGAAAGAATATGGAGCAACAACTGGAAGAAAAAGAAGATGTGGTTGGTTAGACTTAGACGAAGTTAAGAAAGCATGTCTAGAAAATGGAGTTGACCATATCATGTTAACAAAGACTGATGTCTTTACTCATATTGAAAAGCCTAAATTGTATTATAAAGGTACATCACATGAAGTTTTGAAAATCAATGAAGTTAAATTAGAAGACTTGCCTTTCAACGTGTTAGTTGACTTTTTAAAAGAAACACTTGAAGTAAGCAAGATATCATTTACAACAGGCCCTAATAGAGGAGAAATAGTTTGGAACCCGAATTTAAAGTTGGTGATTTAGCTAAAGTAAAAAACAGATCTTGTTTAGTATTGAAAGACTATAAAGAATATAATTTATATGCTGTTTTGAAAAACGGTAGACTAACTTTAGTTTCTAAGAGTAATATGGTGAAGTTAAAATGATACCTAGATATAAAATACAAAAAGTCCATGAAGTTTGGGCAACTGATAATAAATTAAATACATGGATGAAAGTTGAACTTGCTCATTTAGATTCTTTATTAAGTAACGTTACAGAAAAAACAATTACTAATGAAGAGTTAGAGACAATTAAATCTAATATAAAAGTTGATAAAAAAAGATGGCAAGAAATAGAATCAACAACTAGACATGACGTACAAGCTTTTGTGCAGATGCTAGAAGAAAGTATACCAGATAATAGTGGAAGATGGATACATTATGGTTTAACTTCGTCAGACGTCTTAGATACTTCTTTAGTTCTCATGTGTAAAGAATCACTGCAGGTTGCTATTGATTATACTTCTGAAACTGCTTATTATTTAAATAAACTATTAAAAAGCGAAAAATCAAAATTAGAAATTCTATCTAGAACACATGGTAAAGCCGCAGAAATACAAACTTATTATGACGTGTTTTTAAGATGGGTTCATGCACTTAGGCGAGGACATGATGCGTTAGTTGAAGCAAAGACTAAATTAAACTTTGGCAAACTATCAGGACCGTCAGGCAATCATACTACTAATAGCAGAGCAAATGAATCTATAGCTTTAAGGAAACTAGATTTATATCCTACACTTTGTTCTCAAATTATTCCTAGAGATATGTTCTTAGACTATTTTTACGCAATATTAAAGGTTGTTCTTGCCGTAGAAAAAATTGCTTATGACATAAGAATCTATAGTATAGATGGCATCAATGAAATGTCTGAACCTTTTACTAAAGGCCAGAAAGGTTCTAGCGCAATGCCGCACAAGAAGAATCCGATCTTGACTGAAAATATTTGTGGCCTAGCTAGACTCTATAAGAGCTATATGATGTCAGCTGTAGAAAACTGTTTGACTCTCTTAGAAAGAGACATAAGTCACTCTTCAGTTGAAAGAATTATATTTAAAGATGCTGCACATATATGTTGTTATACGTTAAGTAAGCTTACATACATCTTTAAAGATATTAATATTAATGCAGACTTTGCAAGAAAAAACATTGATGTCTTTGAAGATAAGGTATCTTCACAAAATAATATGAACAAATTAATCAGTGAAGGCGTTTCTAGAACTGAAGCACATAATATTGCACAGCAAGAAGATAGTTAATTAAATAACAAAAGGATATTTCATGAGAAAAAAATTGATAGACGAAAGAACCTTAACTAGAAGTTTTTTAGATAGTATGAACGAAAGTATGATGGTAGATATGCCTGTCATGAATCTACCGCAATCAAGCTGCGAAGACAATTATGACGATGAGCATGGTATGCATGGCGAAGAACATGGTGCATTAAAAGCAGATCAGTATGGTGTTGTTTCAAAAGATGAATTATATAGTCATTTTGATTTAAACGGCGACGGTACTGTAACTCCTGAAGAATATGCAGAACACATTGAATTCCATTGCGCACACCCAGAAACTTTACAGCATTATAAAACTCACAAAGCGCAATCATGCAAAACAGTACCTTGTCAAGACTCATACAACTCAGCATCACAACATTTTATGGGTAAACCTGATTCTTTAATGAGTTTTGTACAAGACGCATGTGACCAATCAGGTTCTACATGTCATACTTCTTCAATGCAAGGAATGTTTGACGTTTTAAAATCTTTAAAGGATGCAGGTATTATTTAATATTTGCGTGCAAATTTAAAACAGAATTAATATTATAAATAATATAATAATTTAATATAATACAAAAAATTATAAAGGAGAATTATTATGTTAAAAGTAGGACAAAAAGCTACGCATTTTATGCAATCACACAAAACAGGCACAATTGTTGAAATTCTTTCTGAAAGAAAACACAATTACATGACAATGGGTGGAACTACACAAAACGAGATATTTGTAGTAATTAAGTATAGCGAAAACGATATTCAAAAATTTAAATCAGGAGACGTGATAAGAATCTATGATTAAAGAAATAATGATATGTTATTCACTGATGAACATGAATGGTGTTGTAAATCAAGAAAACATCTGTGATAACGTTAAGTCTCTTCATGAGATTACAAAAGAGTACAAAATTAAACCAGAGCTTTATGTATCTGTTTTGTGGGTTGAAAGTAATTTTAAAACAAATATAAAAAGTTACACAGGAAGAGCTTGTGGCATCTCACAAGTAATACCAAAATATACTGAACCGAAATATACCTGTAAAGAATTAAATTCAGATCATGTTGCTGCTATGGAGCAAGGTGCTAGAATATTTTCTCTTTTTAAGCCTTACGCGAGAGGTAACGTTAAATTAAACTTGTGTGCTTATAATCAAGGTTATAGATGCAAAGGTGAAAAAGGACCTAAGTATGTTGAGAGTGGAATGGGATATGCAAATAAAGTCAAGAGATTTCAAAGAAGGTTGAAACGTCAATTACGAAAAGACAAAAAGAGTATTGACAAGTTTACTAAGGTTGTGTGGCATGCAATTAATAACTTTAAAGGTTTATTATAAATGCATAATTAGGAGAAAATAAATGTCAAATCAATATAAATCTGGATTTAATTTTTTAAAACTCTTTCTAGAAAAGAAATATGATGTAAGTGTTATTCAAATATCTGGTGCAGAAGATGCTTGGTATCCTGCAATTAAAAAAATAATTGTTAATAAAGACTTGCAATGGAGAGAAAGACTTCTTGCTTTGATGCATGAAAGTGGACACGTTCAAATTGATTTAGAAAGCTTTTCAATTAAAAACATGAAATGTACTGGAAACTTTTCTGACTACTGTGATTCTACAAATATTAAGTCTAGAAAGCAATTCATTAATTTACTTAATGAAGAGCTGATGGCTTGGAACTTAGGTAAAAATCTTGCTGTTAATCTTAATATTTCTTTTGATAATCATAGGTTGGAAGAATTAACTACAAAATGTTTAATGTCATATGTAAAGTCTGGCTTGAAAAGCGTTTATGGCAAGCGAATTAATATAGACATTGTTGACTCTAGTACATAATACGCGTGTACAATATAATTATTAATATTATAATAATGTTAAAGGGGCAGCAATATGACATACAAAAAAAAAGATTTAGAAGCTGTTAAAAAACAACTTAAACAAGATCCTAAATACAGAGCTAGAACTAAAAGTTCAACAAGAAAAGTAGTAAAAAAAGAAATTAAGAAAAACTTTGAATCCAAAAAAACTGTTATCAAATGGAATTATAAAGTTAATGATATCGTTGGATGTCCTTATCATGATGACAAAGTAGGATTGATAGTTTCTGATACTACTTACTTTGGAAGAAAAGTTGAGTCTAATATGTTTTTTGTTCTTGTCGATTGTAGAGTTGTGCAGTTAAGTGGGCAGCATCTTAAAAAGATATAGCGTGCAATTTGTTATTTATTAAAATATAATATTTAAAAATCAAACATTTAAAAATTTAAAAGGATTTACTTTATGAAGCTTAATGTAAAAAACGACAAAATCATTTTTGGTACAAACATTCTTGATGTTAAGATTCCAGATCAACTTAGAGTAAGAAACAAAAGTGGTGTTCCGTTTATTGATGATGCATTTGGTGGAGAAGGTTTTACGCCATCTACTATTTCTTTATTTACTGGTGAGCCAGGAGCAGGTAAAACTACTCTTATGCTTACTCTTGCAGATGCTTTAACTGAACAAGGTTATCTTTGTTTATTCAATACTGCTGAAGAAAGTTTATTCCAAGTTAAAATGACATGTGAAAGGCTTGCTGTTAACAACGGATTTATTGCTGGTCAAGAAACTTACGTTCCAAGACTTCTTTCTCAATGTTCTGCTTTAAGAGCAAAATATCCTAATCGTCCTTTCTTTTTAATTGTTGATTCACTACAGACGCTAAATGATGGCAAATATGGTGAAGAGCATACAAACGGACAATCAGCTGTTAGAGCTTTACAATTATTAACAGATTATGCAAAAGAGCATTATGTAAATGTTATTTGTATTGGTCAAGTTAATAAAAGCGGAAACATGGCAGGTAGTCAAAAGCTTAAGCATATGGTAGATGCTATGCTTCATTTATCTATAGAAAAGAAAGATGAAGACTTTAAAGGTTTGCGAGTTCTAGAAACTATTAAAAATAGATTTGGTGGAGCAGGTTGGACTTTCTTTATGGATCTTAAACAAAATGGCTTTGAAGAAATAGCTAGAGTTGGAGCAAAATAAAAGTGATTAAAGCTATTTTAATCTTTATGTTAGGTTCTACATTTGCTTTTTTGCAAAATAACATGCAGTTTATTAATCCTAATTGGAAAGATAAAGCTTTTATAATTGCACTAATATTTGCAGTCCCTACAAGTTTATGTTATATACATTCTTATGGCTATTTTGTTAATCAGTTTGAATCAGCATGGTCAGGTAAGTTTGTACTCTTTGGTATATCTTATATACTTTCACCTATACTAATATTTTTATTTTTAGGTGAATCACCTTTTAACTTAAAAACAATGTTGTGCATGTTCTTTAGTATTGTTATTGTTGCAATCCAAGTTAAACTATAGACGTGCATTTTGTTTAATATTATTTTATAATAAATCATAATTTACAATCAATCAATTTTTTAAAGGAATATCAAAATATGAATATTTCAAGCTTTATCTCAATTTCTTCCAAACTTCCTCCTCATGTTGCTGTTCTTATGAGAGGCTCTACTGGTATTGGTAAATCAGCAATTACAGCACAAATTGCTCAAAACATTGCTCTTCCTTTAATTGATGTTCGTGGATCAACTATGACTGAAGGTGATGTTGGTGGTTATCCAGACGTTGAAGGCATGAAAAAGAAAAAGGTTATGACCTTTTGTATGCCAAGTTGGTTTATCCGAGCTTGTGAAGAACCAGTTGTTTTGTTTCTTGATGAACTTAACAGGTCTCTTCCGGCTGTTCAACAATCATTCTTTCAGATTGTACTTGATCGTTGTTTAGGTAACGATGAATTAGGTAATGCATATCAACTACATCCAGAGACTCGTATCTTTGCTGCTGTAAATCATGGTAGTGAATATGATGTTAATGAAATGGATCCAGCATTATTAAGACGTTTTTGGACTGTTGATATTCAACCTTCACCTGAAGACTGGTTTGCTTGGGCAAAGAAAAACGATATTGACCCTTTAATCATTGAATTCTTAACTACAAGAACATTGCATCTTGCACCAGAACCAAGTAGTTTTGAACCAGGCGCAGTATTTCCAACGCCTGCTTCTTGGACTCGACTTGATGAAAGTTTAAAGTTTTCTAAATTAGATTTACTAGATTCATGTAAAGAGCAAGATAGTAAAGCATTAATCTTTAATCTTTCTAGCGGATTCATTGGTAATCCTACAGCAATAGAATTTACTGACTTTGTTGAAAAATATAAAGTTAATGTTTCTCCGGAAGATATTCTTGATAGATTTGAAAGTGTTAAAGATAAAGTAGAAAAAATGTCTAATGACCGATTAAACTTGTTAATTGAAAGAATTGCTGAATGGGGTAAAGAAAACGAATGGACAGTCTCACAAGGAGAGAATGCTGCTAAACTTGGTAAAATTATTTCTGAAGAAATGTTACTGCATTTTTGGAACAAAGTTACTGAAACTAAAAATATTAAAACTATTCAAAACTTCCACAAGTTCATTGGTAACTACTTAGTTTCAGTTGTGAATAGTAGCAAAAACTTAAGTTAAAATAATGTGTGTAAAATTATAAATTAAATTATATAATATTCACATAAGGACCTATTATCAACTTAATTTTAAAGGACTTAAAATGAAAGATACAACAAGCAATAATCTGCCTTCTGCAGATTTAGAAGTATCTCAAGAACAATTAGATGACTTTAAATTATCCAAGCATTTAGTTGACTTATTATGGAACGAACCTTTTTATAGCTGTATTCTTAGAAGTTTAACAAAGATTGAAACAGAACAGATTCCTACTGCAGGAGTTCTTGCAAAAGACGGCAACATTACTATGTGGTGGAACAGAAGATTTCTTGCAAGTTTAAAGGCAAAACAAGTAAAAGGTTTACTTAAACATGAATGTTTGCATTTAGTTTATCAACATACAACAACTAGAAAGAAAACTCCTCACATTATTTGGAACTATGCTACAGACTTAGCTATAAACAGTACGATACCTTATGAAGAGCTTCCTGAAGGTGGATTAGTTCCTGGTTATAAACTTCCGCCTTTAAAACAAGAAGTAATTAATAAGATGAGTAATGAACAGCTTAAGACACATACAAAGCTTGAAGAACTAATTTACAATTTACCATCAGACAAAACATCAGAATTTTATTTTGAAAAGTTAATGGAAGATGGAGATCTTGCAGAACAACTTCAACAAGAAGGAAATTGTAGTTCTTCTGGTATAGGCTTTGATGACCATGAAGGTTGGGATGAATTATCTGATGCAGAAAGAGAAATGATTGGACAGAAGATTCAAGAAGTCTTAAAAGGCGCAGTAAATGAAGCTAACTGTAAAGGTTGGGGATCTGTTTCTGCACAAAAGGCATCAGAATTAAACAAAATGATTTCAAGAAATATTAACTGGGAAGATATTTTAAAGACATTCTGTGGTTATACGTCTCGAGATGAAAGGCAATCATCAAATAAAAGATTAAACAGAAAATATCCGTTTATCCATCCAGGAAGTAAAAAGATTTATAAACCAAGAATCGCTATATATGTTGATGAAAGTGGTTCAATGTCAAGTGAATATCTCGAAATGATTTATTCAGAACTAGAAAACTTAAGTAATAAAACAGACTTCTATCTTTATAAATTTGACGCTGAAGTTGCTGACAAAGATGGATTCTTATGGAAAAAAGGAAAGCGTCTAAAAATCAATAGATCTTTAACAGGTGGAACATGTTTTAATTCTGTGACAAAGCATGCGTTAAAGAACAAGAAAAAATTTGATGGTTATGTTATCTTTACAGATGGTGAAGCTTCCAAACCAAAATCTTCAGTAGGACTTAAAAGAGCATGGCTTTTATATCCAAGTGCCGAACTTGTCTTTGAAAAAGACCGAGCAGATACTTTAATTACCATGAAATGCTAAGGCAAATAAATGTTATTTCACTTTAGAGGCGAAACTTTTAAATTAGAAAACAAAAACGAAAATATTAAATTATATCATAAAGCTGTCAATAAATGGTCCAATGGTTGGACTTATGTAGGCACATTTAAAACAACAGACAATGCACAAACTGCAGCAAAAAAATATACACTTTAAAAAACAAAAGGAAAATTAACATGGCACATTTAAAACGATATCAACTAACTTTACGTAACCACGGACTTCGAGACTATGACGTTGAAAAAGTTAAATATGTTTTTGAATCATCATCACCTAGAGACGCAATTCGTAGAGTAAGTAAAGTATATTCTCTATGTGAAAGAAACAATATTAGAATTTCTTATTACGCTAAACAGTTTTTAGAAGCATTAGCAATCTCTGCAGAAACTGACCTACATGAAGTAAAATAGATTTTATACATGCATTATGTATGATTTTGTTTTATAATAAAATATAATCAATAAGAATTATCAACATTAAAAAAAGGACTGAAACATGGACTTAAGTATTGTATATAAATTCATTGAAGAAATGAATTCTTCTACATCTTCTAATGATAAAATTGAATTAATTAGATTTTCTCATCCCTTAGTAAGGAAAGTTCTCTTCTACACATACAATACATTTCAGCAATATAACATTACACCAAAACTTTTAAATAAGCGTCCAGATCTATGCAACGAGCATACTAATTTTAAATCTGTTTTTGAGTTGTTAGATTCTTTGAATAATAGGATGATAACAGGTCATAAAGCAATAACAGAAACAAACAGCTATATCTTTAAGAACCCAGATGCAAAAGACTTATTATACTTGATTCTTGAAAGAAACCTAAAAGTTAGAGCATCTATTAAACTTATTAATAAAGCTTTACCAAAGTTTATTCCGGAATTTAATGTAGCCTTAGCTAATAAATACGATGAGAAAACAAAAAAGAAAGTAGATTTAGAAAACGATGATTGGAATGCATCAAGAAAACTTGACGGTGTTCGTTGCCTTATTGTGGTTAACGAAAAAGGAAAAGCAAACTCATTTTCAAGAGCAGGAAAACAATTTCATACACTC